TTGCCTTGCCACTTGCCGTCCATGTAAAGGCTCCAACTGGCTGCGCTGATGGTTTCGCCTGGACGTGCGCGGCCAAGGGTGACGATGCGCAGGACTTGCACGTCGAGCCAGATGAGGGCTTTGAGGGTGGGGCTCATGGCGATCTTTGGGCAGTGCGGTTTACAAACCCAACTTGGCGCGCTCAGCCCGGCCCCAGTTACGCACGGTCTCCACAAACGCGCCGAATGCTGTCATCTCAGCAAGCTCTGACGCGCTGGGGGTGTACATGCCTGTTGCCGCGCCTACGCCGATGCGGGCAAAGTACATCTCGTCATCCAAGCTGTACACCGCGCGGATTTTGTCGATCATGTTTTTTGCGATCAACTTGACGTGCGGGCTGGCGGCTTTGATTTGCTCTTTTAGATCGTCGGGCAGCGGGTTGGGCAATGTCTCGATGCTCGCGGCAATGGCTGCTGGCTGGTTGGCTGGCAGGGTGTGGCCAGCAAACAGCGCGACGACGGTGCGGCCATCACTCAAGGTGCAAAGCTCTTGCGCGGCTTGCTGGCCCTGTGGCGCATCAGGCAGGCGCAGGGTGTGGGTGGTTACGCTGTCTACAACGCGGCGGAAGGCGATTAAAGAGGTCATGGTGTTTTGCTTTCAGGGTGGTTAACAGGTGGCGCAGGCTGGCTGTGTTTTTGGCGTGGCCGATGATGGAAAGTGGTTTAAATACAAGTTCATTTGGCGTGCAAAGTCAATGAACTTGGCATCCAGTTTGGCTTCATCGTGGTGGCCCATCGCTATCGCTCAGGCTTACAAGTAACAGGCCGCGCGCAGACCGTAGCTGCCGCTCGCGTACGCCCGAACATTGCCGCAATACAAGGCCCAAACCCCTGCATCCGAGGAGTTGTTCCAGCCACCGCTGACAGCCGGGCACATTTCATTCGGGCGGTAATCCAGCAGGTAGTCATTGCCAAATTGATTGCTGCCCCCTACACCAGCCAACAGAGGCACACCGGCCCCCGCCATGGCCCATGCGGTGCCGCTGGTGGCCTCAGAGAGCACTTGCGCGGCAGAGCCAAAGATTTTGTTGCTGCTGCTTGCGGTCAATGATCCGTAGGTGGTGCCGATTGATGTGTACATGGCAGCCAGCCCGGTCGCGCCCCAGCAATCTGTGGCCAGCGTGTTGCTCGCGGTGATGGTGTTGACATCGACCGATGTATTGAGCAGGTAAAAGTTGGTGCCGTTGGAGCACAGGCCAAAGGGGGTGATCTCCCACACAAGGCCGTTGAGGTCCGCAACGCCGCAGTTTTGGCCGTTGTGGGTGGTCTTGCTGAAAAAGTTGGCGCTGCCTGTTTTGCCGCACCCGGCATAAGTGGCGTTACCGTCCCATGTGTAGGCAATGGTGGCGTCATTGGCGTCACCCAGGGCGTTGTTGTTGTTGCCTTTGGGGAAATTGGTGCTGCTTGCGCTGTACCAAGCGTTGTAAGTGGTGCCGCTGGATGCACTTCCATGGGCCAGCGACAAAAGGGCGAGTGCCGCGTTTTGAAACAGCGTCTTCGGGTGAAACGAGGCACCCCGCGTGCGGGCTACACCGATAGCGCCGTAAAAAGCGTCTGCCTGACCAAGAACTGAGAACGGCGTATCGGTCAACCCACCCCTGATAGCGCTGGAGAGCACAACGCCGTTTTTGATGCTGGACGCGATTGAGCCGTTGCGACTTACCAGATATTTATCTACAAAAAAGCCGGGGCGGATTGAGCCGCCGTTATAAAAAGCGCGGTGCAGTGCGTAGCCTGCGGCGTTGGCGGTGGCTACGTCGGCATAAGCGCTGAACGCTTTGACATCACACACATTGAGCGCAAAGCCATTGGCACCTGTGCCATATTTGTAATAAAACGCAGGCACGTAGCACATGATGGAGCCGTCGGAATACTGGTAGTTTCCGTAGTTGTCGCTGGCCGGGTCTTCGGTGCCGTACAACTTGGCCATGTTGGTTGGCAGGCTGGGTGCAATGCCTACGCCAAAACCTTGCTGGCCAGCGGTGCCAATGTGATTGATGGCCCCGGCTCCGGTGGCGGTGCCGATGCTGATGCCGTTGGGGAAAGATACGGGCGTGCCGTCTGGGGTTTGGACGGTGCGGGTAACAAGTGTGCTCATGGGGTGGTTTCCTTGCGTGAAAAGATTGGGTTAATGGATGGACCAAGTGGCGTTGTCACCCACGGTGACAGTGACGCCTTCGCTGATCGTGATGGGGCCGACGGATGCCGCGTTGTAGGTGCTGGCCACGGCAAAGTCAGCGGTGATCTTGCGCGGGTTGAGCCGGATGGGGCTGTCGGGGTTGGTGGCTTGCGCGGTGCTTGCGTAGGCTTGCGCGGCTAGGGCGCTGGCGGCGGCGGCGGCGGCGTTGGTTACTGGGCTTTGCGCTGCTACTGCAGCGGCGGCGGCGTCACACAAGATGCGGTCGGCTTGGGCGGCATTGGCAGACACTGCGGCGGCGGCTTGCTTGGCGTTGACATCCACTTGCAAGGCGTTGGCCTCGGTTGCGAACGTGGGCAATGCAGCCAGGAAGGCATCACCACGAGTGGCGAAGTTGGCCGAGTCTGAGCGGCTGGGCGGGGTTGGCAGTGCGGTGATGGTCATGTGAGGCCCTCAATTTCCATAGAGCAGTAAGACATGGTGGGATAGGCCACGTCGATAGAGAAATCCCGGTAAAAACCGAACACGGTCAGCGGCGCGAAACTCTGCGCGCTGGTTCCCACCCACACGCATGGGGTGGCGCGCAGGTCGGACAACACGCGCTGCACTTTGTTGAGTTGGGCGTTGTCGAGCATGAACTTGGCGCTCATGCGCTTGCTGTAGGCTCGCACCACGAATGAGGTGGTGCCGTAGGCGTCGGTGGACTTGACGGAGTAATCGGTGATGGACGCGCTGGCCCCGCTCATGGTGTCGCCAAGGGGGTACACGGTGCCAACGGCCATGATGCCGCACTTGGCTGTCGTGGCCCCGGACACTGCCACCGTGATGTGGGCATCACCATAGGGCGGCAAGTCGATCAGCACCACGTCTGACACGGGATCGTAGGGTTCGAAGAAATACTGATACCAGTCAGCCAGAACGGTGCCGTCGAGCGACTGGCTGTAGCTGTACACCACAGACCCAGCCAAGCCGTCGCGCACGGTGACGGCCAGTGAGGTGCCCTCCAGCGAGAACAAGGCCAAGCTGTTGACCAGACCGGGCTTGACCACCACCGTCAAAGGCGTGGCCTGGGAGGTCTGGGTGCTGGCGTAGTTGTCGAACATGGCCCACTTGTTGGAGGGGCCGATGTCGAGCCAGTTGATTGTGTCGCTCTCAGGCGCGGTGGCGGTGGTGCCTGACACCAGCCGCTCGTAAAGGCGCTCTGTGGCGGTGCGCAGCACGATGTTGCCTGCCACGTAGGCGGTGGCGGCGTTCCAGGCGCTGTATGTCTCGGTAGCCGTGGTGCTCACCAGCATGGCCGAGGTTATGGCGGTGGGTTTGATGGCTTTCATGCTACGGCCCTTGTCGAGATTGCATCGCCAGCGGGCATGGCCCGGTCAAGCATCTTGGCGGTCTTGTTGGTGTTGGTGGCCGTGGCGCGGGCTTCGGTGCGCAGCCCTTCGACTTCAGCGGTCAGGCGCTCCACCAGGGACTCGAGGCGGGCCATGTCGCGCATGCCCCCAGCTGCCGGGTTGTAGGGCTTGGGCACCACCATCTCTCCCTCATGGAGTTGAGCAACCATGTCACGCGGGACGTAGTTGGTGCCTACGCGGAATGCGGGCAGGCCGTTGGCCGTGGCCCAGGCATTTGTGGTGCCACCGGGCCAGCCCATTGCTTTGTCGGCCATGCCAGCGTTCCAGCCCAAGGACTTGACGTATTTGATGAACTCAATCTCGCCGCTGGTGCCGTTGGTTTGCGCCAGTTGCACCGCCTGGGCGGCGATGCTCTGTACTTTGTCTGCCGAGAGTTCAGCGGTGTTGTCAATGCGCTTTTGGTAGGCCGAGATTTCGGTGTAGCCAGCCACATCGGCAATCTTGGCAAGGTCAGCCGATGACACGCCCAAATTGACGTTGGCCGCGTTGATGATCTGCGGTGTGCTGTCGCCCGCTGCATAGGCGCTGCGGATGGCGTCAAGCGCCTGGGTGCCCGTGTAGGTTCCTGCACCAGACACTGCGCCACCTGTGCCGTTGACACGCATTGCGGCCAGGGTGGTGGACAGGGCGCGCAATTGGGCCGAAAGAGACAGGGTGAAGCCAGCGATGGCCGCAGTGAGCGAGTCTATTGCGCTTGGGCCGGATGTGTCGATGCCCTGCGCAGCGTTGGTGGCTGCGAGCAGATCGGCCTGGGCAATGGCATTGGCCGCTGTTGCTGCGCGCCACTCGGTCAGGTAATCGGTGGTGGCCTTGGCAGTGCTGGCACCGGACACTGCGGCAGCGTTTGACCACTTGGCAAGCTCCGCCTGCGCGCTGGCCAAGTCTTGCTGGGCCTTGACTGCTGGGTCTGCGCTGGCGGCTTGGGGGCCAGCCTGGGCGGCGATGTCGCTCAGTGTGCTTGACACGCGGGCCACCAAGCGGGCGAAGTCGAGCTCGGTGGCGGATTGGTCTTTGCCTGCGCTCAGCAAAGACTCAGCCTTGCCGGTGAGCGAGCCAAGCGCACCAACATCGCCTGCGCGGGCGCGGGCAGATGTGATGGCGAAGTCGGCCTGCAACGCTGCGAACTGCTGCCCCTTGCTGTTGGCACCCAGGTCGGTTGTTGTGAGGCGCAGCAGGAACTGGCCCAGCGTGGACGAGAAGTTGCTCAAGGCCGTGGCGGACTGGTTGAGCACTTCGATGACACGCGCCTGGGCGTTGGCAACAGCCTCTTGCGCTGCGAGGTAGCCATTGGTGATGTTGCCCTTGGCCGTGCCAACGGCATTGGCTGCGTTGGCTGCGGCGTCTTGAATTGCTTTGAAGGTACTGGCCACGTCGCGGCGGGCAGACTCCAGTGCCGAGTTGGCCGAGGCCAGATCGGTCATGGCCTGATTGAGATTGTCGATTGCGGCCTTGGCACGGAAAGCTGCCTGCACTTGGTCGAACAGCGAGCGGTTGCTGCTGTCCACGGCATTGCGCTGCTTTTCCAGCAGTTGCGCGCTGGTCATGGTCAACTCGTCAAGCTGATCTTGCAGGCGCTGGCGTTCGTTGGCGATGTCGGCAATGGAGCGGCCAACTTCTTTGACCGCATCGGACGCCTTGCCGCTGGCCGCTGCCAGTTCGGTCATGGCGGTTTGCAGGCCCTGCCACTGGGCTAGCTTTTCTGGGGTGATACCGTTGTCGATGGCGGCTACAAAATCGGTCTTGAAGGTATCGGCACTGGTGGCCAGGGCGGTGAAACCTTGGGCCACGTTGTCTTTGAGAATCTGAAGCGGTTCGCGGGTTTCCAGCAACGCATCGCGCACCTGCTTGACCGACTGCGCATAGGCCAGGGTATTGGCGATCTGCTCTTGCGACATTGCGCTGGCACTGAGGCCATCGAACATCTTGGCAAGGTACTGGGGCAGGTCTGAGCCTTGAAGCGCTGCAAACACGGCGCGGCTGGCTGCAAGCTGGATGGCAGCGTCTGAGCTGCTGGTTTCGCCCTGGTAAAAGCGGCTGCTGCCAGCACCGCCACCCAGTGCAAAATTTGGCGACTCGCCGTTTTTGCCAGTGTTGCCGCCGTATGAAAACTGGGTTGCTGCAGCGCCAATGCCAAGGGTTTTCGCAGCCTTGGCGTAGCTGTCCTGCAGGCTGGCCAGCATCTTGTCCACGCCTTCGCTGCTGCCGCCATAAAAAGTTTGGTAGTCGGTGCGGTTGCCCAGGCGGTCGTAAGCGGCGGATGCGTTGCCGGTGTTGGCGGTGGGGGTTCCGTGGTCGGACAGCGCCGACAGCGCGACAACGCCCAGCGCCAGAGGACCAAGCGCACCAGCGGCCATGCCAAGCCCGGATGCCCAGGCGCCATTGGCAATCATGGCGCCTGCCGCGCTAAGTCCACCGCTCAGGCCCGATCCGAGCAGCGTATTCATGAAGCCAGTGGCCAGGGTCCCACCGAATGCGGAGATTCCAGCAGCGAAGGTTCCGGCACTTGTCAACGCGTTGGCTGCACCGGCAGCATTGGCCGCGCCGCTCAGTCCCATGGCGCCAGTGATGCCCTGCGCCACCGGGTTGACCATGGCGCTGATGACAGGTCGCAGCACCAGCGTCTTAAACATGTTGGCAACGGTGTCGCGCAGGTTCTCAGCAAAGCCTTTGCCGGACTCAAAGCCGCGCATCAGGGCGTCAGTGATGGAGTTGTTGATGCTCTCAGCGGTCTTTTTCCATTCCTCTTCAGCCTTTTTGGCTGCGTCCTCCGTGGCCTGCTGCGCTTCGACGCTGGCAAGGGCTGCGGTGCTGCGCTTTTTGGCGGCGATCAGGGCTTCGAGTTTGGCCGTCTCTTCGGTGCACTGGTTGATGCTGGTTTTCTGGGCCAGCTGCTCTTCCAGGCGGGCGATCTCCAGTGCCTCGATGGCCGATTTGCTCATGCCAAAGGTGCGGGCCAGCGCTTCGTTTTTGTCGGCCTCGTCCTGGGCAGACTTGACCAACGCCGATGACGCGGCATAACGGGCTTTTTGCTGTTCTTCGTAATACTTGTCTGCAGCAATTTGTCGCTCTGTCAGTGCAAGCTGGTCCAGCCCCTGGCCGATGCGGTCCTGCTCACTCTTGGTAAGTTTGACGGTTCCGGTGGCCAGATCGGCCAGCAGCTTGGCCCGGATTTTTTCGGACTCTGACAGGTCTTGCCCGGTGCGCAGCTGCGCTTCGTCCTGCGCCTGTTTTTCGGCAATGAGGCGGGTCAGTTTTTGGTAGTCGCTGAGTTTGCCGGCTGCATCTTTTGTGGCGCTAGGGTCTTTCATGTCAAGGTCTGGCTTGGCGGCTTTGGCAGCAACAGCGACACCTTGTAAATCCGTCATGCGCGCACGCAGCATCGATCCCAGCGTCTCTTTTCCCCAGGTCTTGTCGAGGTCATCTGCCAGACTTTGGGCAATCACTCGTTGGCGTTCCATTGAAGCGTTGATGATGTTGATGACAGGTTCTTTGCCAAGCAGTCCCTTGGTCACATTCCAGACCATCGAGACGTTTTCAGAGATCAAAGCCAGGTTGGCGCCAATGGCCTTTCCAACCGATTTGGCAACCGCCGAAAGACCTTCAAAGGAATCCATCAAATAAGTGACACCAAAGACCGCTGCGCGAGCCCAGCTAGTGATAGATCCGTCACTGGACAAATCGGTGATGCCTTGCTTGATTCCGTTGGCGCTTTTATTGACATCAAGAAATGCCTGCGACAGCTCGTAGAGCGCAGGCAGCATGGCCATGGATACGTCTTTTTTCCAGGCCTCGGACGCCTTTTTGATTTTGGTGAGGTTGTCGGTGTAATCGTCGGCCATTGCAGCCTGGGCGTTTTTTGCCGCCACCTGCTGCTCTGTCAGCTTTTTGGTGACAGACTCCGATTCGTCGGCCAAGTCTTTGAGGAAGGGGAGCATCTTGGCGCCCTCTTTCCCATACAAAGCCATCGCCGCAGCAGCTTTTCCTGCACCGTCCTGAAAGCCGTCCATGGCCTTGGCCACAGTGAGCATCTGGTCCTCTGGCTTGAGCTTGCGAAGTACATCAAATTCCAGCCCCAACGCCTTGACGGCCTGGCCAATGCCCTTGCTGTCCTCATTGGCCACGGCCATGCCTTTGGCGGCGCGGTTCATGGCATTGGCAACACCATCGATAGAGGTGTTGGTGGTGGCAGAGACTGATCGGAAAGCCATCAGTGCGGCCACAGAGGCGCCGGTCTGGATGGCCATGTCATGCAAGCCTGCGGCGGCCTGGATGCTGCCATCGACCATGTCCTTAAAGGCACTGACGCTGGCAATGCCCGCAAAAGCCACTGCAGCGGTCTTGAGCATCCCCAAGCTGTCGCCCAATTTGACACTGGCGTCGCCGGCCTGGTTGATGCTGCGTGTGACGCCAGCCAGGCCAGTGGAGACTTCGTTCTGGCCGCTGAGAGATAGCTTTATACCGACTTCATTTGCCATCAGATGCTCTCACTTTTGTTTGGATTTTTCGGCCCATGCATCGAGCGTTGTGCGCTCAGCGGCGCAAACACAAGCAAAGATGTGGCGGCGCTCGTCGCCCTGTAGGGCGTGTTCGTCAAGAAAAGCCCGCACGCCGGCATAGTCCAGGCCCGTGGCGCCATTGGTGCCGACACGCCACTGGGTTTGCAATGCCGTCCAGATGGTCCAGGCTTGGACATTGCAGGGCCACAAGTAGTGCTCGGCATCACCCTGCTGCGCAGCGTGGTGGGCCAGCCATGGGTTTGTTTCGGGTGGTTGGTCATGGCTGGGCTGCGATGCAATGGCGGCGGCGAGCTGCGCTAGTTTTTTTCTTTGGCGCCCACTTCAACCAGGTAGGTTTTGAATGCGAGGCTGGATACGCCTGGGATCTTGCAAAGCTGGCGCAGGGCATCCTCGGTGTAAGGCAGCGGCTTGTCATCGGCATCACGCACGCCGGACCAGCCGGTGATGACGTCCAGCAAGAAGTCGGTGATGGAGGATTCAGACTCGCTTTTGAGCTTGGCCTGGATCTGTTCTGCATCCAGCCGGGTGCAGGTCAGCGCAAAGTCAAACGGCTGAGCAACGCCAGATGCGTCGTTGATGGTGCCTTTGACCTTGATGCCGACGGTGTCGGAGATAACGATTTTGATTGCCACGATGTGCCCGATCTGTTGAGTAACCGGCCCGAGAGGATGGGAGCGCACGGCGGCCAAGCTCGGGCAAGACCGGGCAAGCAGGGCCTGCGCCCTGCCCTGCCGTGCGCAAAACTGGAAATCAGTAGCTGATGGAGCGACCCAGGAAGGTAATGGCGCACTGCACCTTGTTTGGCGCACCAATGGACAGGGATGGAGCCTCGCCCACGGACATGTAGCCATATCCATAGGTGATGGCGCCGCCGCCAGCAACCTGCTTAAAGGCCACTTTGGTGAAGGTGCGGCTAACGTCCAACATGGTGGAGAAGTTGGTGCCGTTGGGGTCGTGGCCCAGGTCCAGCGTGATGGCCATGGGGTTGAATCCTGTGGGGAACTTGAGGCCGTTGCGGCTACCAAGCGGCTGCACATCGACAAACTTGGCATCACCACCAGAGCTGTTAACGCCGAGAACCTGCGGAATTTCCAGCCATGAGCTGATTTTTTGCATGGTGCCGGTGCCACCGCCAGCGGTAAACAAGGTGGTGCTGGTGGTGTTCAGGCCCAGGGGATTGAGCGTGTCAGCAGTCAAAACGTTGGCTTTGAATACGGTGTTGTCCGCATCTGACCAGCCACTGGAGAACAGGAATTCGTCGTTGGTGGTGTAGCCGTGGGTAGTGGACGTGAGCACAGCCGGGTTGGCATTGGTGGCTGCGGTGACGGTTTTTGCAGATGCAAAGGTTTGGCTGAAGTAAAACTTCGAGCCTTCAGCAAAGGAATAAGACATGGTTGGCTCCTAAAAAATCAGGTGAAGGTTGAGCCCGCGCATCTCTGGCGGACATGGAAAACAAGGGTGGCGCAGGTGGTTTGTTCACCGTCGGCGTCGAAGTCGTAAGAGACGGTTTGCAGACCCAGGGTCAGCACAACACCGCCCAGCGAGGGGTCGGCCATGAGGCGGGCATAGACCGCTTCAAGCAACGGGTCCACCGCCACATCAGGCGCGGTGGCAACGCTGGAGCGGGCATAACACTCAACCGCAATAGCAGTGGTCCACAAAACGGGGTAGCCGGGGGCCAATGCGGCCTCGGCAACCTCGCTTTGCAATGGGCGCACCACGACTGCCTGGGTAATGCCCTGCGCCAGGGGACGCAGGCGCACACGGGCAATCTGCGACGCCACTGGCGTGCCGCTTTGCAGGGCACTGAGGATGGCTGTCACGGCGGCGTTGACAAGGCTGGTCATGCGCTGGCCTCCAGCAGCAGGCGGCTGACGCCAGTTCCATCGGGCTCATGGGCTGCCACCAGGTAGGTGACGGCGCCCACCAGGGCACTGAGGCCCACCGGGTTGGCGGGGACGCTGGCGGTGGGCAACGTGAGCGTGGGCTGGGTGCTGGCCATGCCAAAGGGGCCGACTGACCCGAGGGCGTTGGCGTTGTCGAAAATTCCCATTACTGCAACACCGTTCAACGTGGCATCAGTATTTGACAGACGCGAAAAAACCGCCTGATTCAGGCGGGTTTCAAGGGCTGCAAAGGTGGCTGCCATGATGCGGGCGTTTAGCGGGTGGATCAGGTCGCAACTGGCAGGTACTGACCGATCTTCATGACCACCGTGCTGGACGGATTTGCTGCGGCTTCCACGGCCACACCGACGCATTGCTGGGCCGCTGTGGTCTTGTTGACAACCTTGTTGGTGGAGTCCCAAAACAGGCGGTCGCCTACGGAAATGGCCAGGGCACTGGTCTTGCCGATGGTGACAACACCCTCGGTCAAAAATTCACCAGCAGTGCTGATGGCAACGTCGTTGATAGCGACGCCAAACAGGCCTGCGCCAAAGAGGTAGCCGACGCCAGACGCCACGGCGGCGGCGGGAGTGAGGGTGAGGTGTTCACCTTCTTTGATATAAGTTTTCATGGTCTGTACTCAAAAATTGGTTGTTGGGATACCGGGGCCATGCGAGTTGCAGACCCCGGTGTGGAGCTATCAGCCGACGGCCTTGTAAAGGCCGCGATAGTCGACAGCCTTGGCGGCAAAGTCGAGGCGGCATTTGTAGGAGACGCCATCGGTTTCAAAGCCGATTTCGGACTCGATGACTGGGCCTTCGGCGCCGTCGAGGTAGCAGTACTCAACGGTGTCGACCTGGCTGTTGCTTGCTGCCAAATACCAGGCGGTAGAGCTGTTGGCATCCAGAACGGGTTCCACGATGGGGGTTACTGCAGTGCGGCCACCCACACGGAATTCGTTGATTTCCGCTTTGGTGCTTGGCACATAGTTGGCGCTGGTGAGGTTGTAGGCGGTCTGCTCCAGTGCGGCAGGCACAATGAGGAAGCTGGGGGCCAGGTTGAGTTCTTCGGACTGCAGACCCTTTTGCAGCCGCATGGCAGTGCGTCCCGATGTCAGGGTGCCAATTGCCAGGGCTGCGCCGCTGGCAACCAGGTTGGCGTGTCCGCCAGCGGTAGTGACGGCAGTGGCGTTGAACAGCGCGCCACCATCTGCCAGGTTGGCGTTGGCGGTGAGCTGCGCGTAGACCGTGCGGTTCTCCAGGCGGCGGGCAGCAAAGCCGAACGCGGTAACCATGCGCTCGAAGGCGCGCAAGTCGTCATTGACGATGGCTTGGCGTGTGAGGGACACGATGCGGCCATAGGTGAGCATGGAATAGGTCTCTCCACCGTCGGTCATGGCGCCGTACTTGAACTCGCCTGCCTCGTTGGTTTGCAGCAGGTCAGGCGCGCCAGCCAGTTGTACCACGGACATGCTCTTGAAGTCCGGTGCGTTGGGTGCGCGGCGTGCCCACAATGCGTAAGTGCCTGCGTTTTCGTCGTAGGCGCTGCGCAGGCGCTTGTTGGCGACGTTGGCAAACAGTGTGCTGAAGTCGCTGGTGCCCATGGGGCCACCGGCGCGGAAGTTGAGCATGCGGCTGGCCAGCGTCATGCGATCCAGACCACGGGTGTTTTGCCCGTGTGCTTCTAAAAAGTCGCGGCCCATTTCCAGCAGGCTCAATCCACGGTATTGGCGGCCATTGTCGTCAAGCTGGGTGCTGGCGGCGACGCGGTGCAGAATGGCTTGCTCAATGCCTGCCATTCGCACTTCCATTTCATCGCGCACGGTCTCAATCCGACCGACGTTGCGGTGCCCGCCGGATGCGGCGTCGCGACGGGCCAGTTCGTCAAGAACAGCGCGGCTGGCTTGCTCGATGGTGTTGCCTGCGCGGATCATGCCGCTGGCGAGTTGTGCAACGCCATGGCGGGCGCACAGGTCAACGATGTCGGCTGCGCGGGTGTCTGGTGCTGCGGGCGCAGTGGCCACAGGCGCCAGGGTTACAGCTGGTGCTGCGGGCGTGAGGGTTTGGGCCGGGGCGGTGGTGCCGCCGTCGGCGTTGGTATTTCCAGGCATGGAACGATTTCCTTCTTTGGTTGAGGTTGCGGCGGTAATGCCCACCGTGGGCGATTGCTCTGTAATGGCGCAGGGGTAGCTGCGAATTTCGTGGCCCGATGCGTCTTGCAGACGCCCACCGACGCTGCGCACCTGGCTGTCCATGTCCGCAGGGATGGGCGTCAGGCTGACTTCCATGGGTGTCCAGCGGGTGACGCGGTACGTCCACATGCCGGTAAGTTCGGCGGGGGCGATCATTTCGATGGCGTCGCGCACGTAACCGACGCTGACGTTGCGGATCACCCGGTCTTCAAGGTCTTGCACAATGCCGCGCACGGATTCGCGGCGGCTGAGCTGGCTTTGCACGATGCCTTCACCGTTGCTGATGGAGGGCTGGTCGCACACGCCGATCTGGTCTTCGAGGCTGTAGGCGCTGTGGCTGTTGAGCAGCGGGGCGCCGCGCACAAGGCGCTCGGTGTTGATGGCTTGCGGAGATACGTCCAGCTGCTCGATGTAGTAGCGGTTGTTTCGGTAGTCGTAGCGTCGCACTGGGGCGCCCGTGGTGAATACCAGTTCAAAGCGCGCAGCAGGCGCGGCTTCGCCCGCGCTGGCATCGGCACGGGTGACGTTGCGGACTTCCATTTGCAGACCCGCCAGTGGCATGTCTGCGGTGCGGGTTTGGATGGCGGTTAGTGCTGGCATGCCGCCTATGGTCGGCGGGTGACTGTCTCATTTCCCGGAAAAGTGAGACGATTTTTACGGGGCCTAAATCAGGCCAATCAATATCAACGCCTCATCCTCTTCAACAGGTTGTGCTGGCGCATAAAACGGCGATATGCCAACGATGCGGCGGCGGGTTTTGATGCCGCCGCCACTTTGTGATTCATATTTCTTGACCTCGTCCGCCACGAATTGCAGCAAGCCTTGCAGGGCCGCCATGGCGGCGGCATAGCCGAGGCCCTGCACTGCAATGGCAAGGGGGTTCATGCGGCGCTCACCGTTGTGGTGTCTCCCACCGTTGTGACAGTCTGCGCCACGTCGCCAGCGGTGCGGCTGGTTGGCGTCACCACCAGAGGGACACCAACGCCGTGAATTTTTGACACTTTGGTGATCTGCGCCAACTCGGCAGCGATCTCGGCCCGCACGGCTGCTGCAATACTCGCTGCGCTCGGGCCTGACCCGCCCACGGCGGTAGTGGCAAAGGCTGCGCTCGTCTTGCGCTCAACGTACACCCCAGCCACGGGCACAATGGTGCCGCCCAGGTTTCCTATGATGGTGTAGTTGCCCGGAGTCGGAAAGCGCAAGGTATAGCCGTTGATCAATTCCAGACTGTAGAAATACGCGCCGCCCCCAAGGTCCAACGCCTTCCAAGTGTGCGTCACCGGGTAGATCGCCCCAGCGGCATCATCCTCCAGGTCGCGCAATGTCGCGTGCAGCGCAGGCAAATCCACAATCGACGCAGAAGAGTCGATGATCTTGGTGGACCAGTTGACCGTGATGGTCATGGCTTAGGCATCCGCGTTTCGCACTGCCGTGCCGCTGCCGCCCGTGGCAGTCACCGACAGCGTGGACTCGAATGGCACAACCGGCGAGCCGCCACCATTGCGCACACGGTATCGGCATGTGAAGTTGCTCGCAAATTGCATGGCCGCACTGCTGATGCTGGTCCCCGACGCCACCGCGTCAATCAGTGGAATGAAGGCATTCACGCTGGTGTAGGTCTTGGACAGCGAGCCGGTCAGGGTTACCGTGGTGCCCGTCCAGCTTGAGTACGTGTAGCGGTCGCCATCAATGCGAATCACGCCGCTGGCTGGGGTGTCGGACTTCAGGCCGGTGACGCTAACCGTTCCGGCGCCGCTGGTGCCTGACACGGTGTATTCGGCGGTGTCGATGTCGGTGCCCGTGTCGCGTGCCACCAGCACATAGTCACCGCTGACCACGCCGCCCACGCTGACCGTGATGCTGTTGGGCGGGATTTCGACCGTGCCGGTGTGGCTGATCAATTGGTAATTTTTGCTGTCGCCAGTCAATACGCCGGTCAACCACCAGCCCTGCGCCACGAACCACTTGCCACCGGCAAAGCTGCCAAATGGAGCAGCGGGGTTTTCGGCATAAGCCTGCCCTGGCAACACGCGGTAACGGTAGCCGGGGATGGTGTCAAAGGTAATGGTCGAATTCTCAGAGCACGCCCACATCAGCGCCTGATACGCCTGCGCAACGGTGATGGAGCCATCGAGCGTGATGGTGCCCTTGTGCAAGAGCGATCCCTGCCCGCCGCCCAGGTCATGCGTGGCATCGCCATAGGCCAGGGCAATTTTTTCCGTGCCCGGTGTTGCGGTGCCGCCGATGGCGCTTGAGAAGTAACCCGCTGCCACGGTCGGCGTGATGACGGCAATGTCCACATTGGAGTCCAGCGCGGTCGAGAGCGCAGCGGATTGCTCGCCACCAGCGGCCAGATTCACATCGAAGTGGCTGTAGGTCTGCCCATACTTGCGGCTGTAGACCGTCGCATTGCCGCTGTCAATCAGCGTGGCGCCGCTCTTGGCTTTGAGCAAAATCTGAATGTGCCCGGTGCCCCACCAGCTTGTGACCTTGGCCGCATTCTGGATGATGTAAATCGGGCTGGCCGCCACGATGGTGCCGATGGACTTCAGGCCGGTGTACAGGTAATTGCCAACCGTTTGCTCGATAGACCCGAAATTGAAGCGCTGTGCCGTGGCGTCATCAATGTTGATGCCGTTCAGCAGCGTGAGCGCCATTGGGCGGGAGGCATTGCGCTTACCGGCCAGCTCGGAAGGGTTGGCCCCCAGGATGGACACGTTATCGTCGGACGATGGCGATGCATTGTCGGCTAAGTCCTGAAGCCAGGCGTGCAAGTCGAGGGTTGAATAAACCGTTGTCCCGGTGACGTGACGAAGGTTGCCACCGGCTGAAATTGAAAAGTCTGCTGCGTTGATGGTCATGGCTTAATCGTCCTGAATCTGGCTGACGTAAATTGATTGAGCGCCGACAAAGGCGGCGGTCAGGGTTTCATAGGGGCGGTAAAAAGGCGTGCCCGTACCCTTGCGCACCTTGACGCGCAGGTTATTGAGGCTTGACCCTCCCGCATAGGCACTCAGATTGATCAGCGGCGAACTGGTCGCAGCCGTGCCGTTGTAAAGCGTTGTGGTTCCGGCCTGGTCTTCGATCTGGATTGCACTGCCAACAACCACGCCAGTCAGAGTCAGGGCGAAGGTGCCTATGGCGTCGGTTGACAGGGTTTGGCGGGATATTGCCGCCAAGTCGTTGATGTACGCGCGCCCGCGCAGGGCCGGGTATTCGTAAGTACCACCCAGCCCGACGACCGCCCCAAAGATTATGGCGTTGCTCATGTGATCACAATTTCGGGGTCGAGGATGATGCCCAAGGTGTCGGCTGATACGCTGCTGTGCATGCGGACATAAATGCCGACTTGGGTATCGGCTTTGACTGCGACCGGCGTGGTGACGGAAAATTCCTTCTTGAGCCACGTCTGACCGTTCCAGCTTGTTGAACTCCACCCAGCGGTGGATGTTGTCAACGCGCCGCCGTCTGCGTCGTAGGTGTCAATCACGTTGAGTTCGCCGCTGGGGGACTGGTAATCCACCAAGATGCTGATGTCTTGCTTTGTCCAACTGAGTGTGGACTCCAGCAAAAAATTAACCGTGATCGTGCGAACGCCTTCTGTCAGCAGCGCGTTTGTCGGGATCAACTTACCAATGCGAGGCAGATCGACGGGAGAGTTGCGCCCGATGTTCGCGGCGGTGGTGGTTGGGACAGCAAAGATGCTCCATGGCGTGGTTCCGTCCAGCAACTTGGCGCTCAGTGTCGGGCGGCTTCGTGACGCCACCCACTCGGCGTAATACCGGCCAGGGCGATCAATGACCATTTCCCCGTTGCCGTACTGGCTGGACATGAAGAGGCCGCGCGTACCGGCTGCCAGTTCTGTGGTGGCTGCCGCCAAATAGTTTGGCCCACGGATGTCTATGTTCCCCATGTCGCAATTGCGGAACATGTGGAAGCTCTCCAGGCTGTTGGCGGTTGTGCCGGATGGGAGTAAGCGCGACTGCGCCACGAACCCGGTGAACTTGCAGGAGTCAAAAAGTACGGTGCCGACTGTGTTGGTCAAAACACCCGTGGCCGCTGTCACCGCCCCTGTTGCATCAAACTCGCACTTGTAAAGCTCAAGCCGGTTGATGTAGGATGATGTGCTGATGATGGTGTTGGCACCGCCCGGCCATTTGAGCCTGCAGTTAAATGCCGTGGTTGCGTGGCCCGCCGGGGTGGTAAATCCGATTGCAGACACAACCGGCACGGATGATGTGCCCGTGGCGATAACGTCGATATTTTCATAACGGACTGGGCCAGCGTAACCAAGTCCAGGGCTTGCTGCCCCTGATGTGCCAGCCGACTCCAGGACAAAGTTGCGCTGTCCGCTGCCGTACTGCACCGCCTTGACGTGCATATAGGTGGTGCTGCTATGCCACCACCTGTAATAGTACGCGCCACTGCTATTGCTTTGATACCAGCGCAGTACGGGTGTTGACCCATCAGCAGACCATACCGTCCCATCATCAATATCAAACCGCACCGGAGCAATGGCAGTGCCCATGGCGGCTGTGGCGATTGATGCGTTTGCGTTGGGTGCCAAGGTCAGAGTCTTGTTGGCGCGCACTTTGACAATATCGCCTGCATTCATCACACCGGCAATCGTCTTGTTTGCCGCAAAAATGCCATAGGTTACGGAGGACTGTGCGCTAGGCCACATGGCGGCGCGAAAATTGACTTGCCAGCCCCAACACCCACCAGAGCCGCCAGAGAATGTGTAGGGGCCAAAGGTTCCGCCAGTCAAGCCGGAGGTGGCGACGGTGCTGCTGTTGTAAGTGGAAGACCCGGCACGGGTCATGATCTCCAGGTTGTTGCCCGTGCGCCTTGCATAGACCACATCCTGCAGCTTATGTGTTGCCCACCCGGTTGCCTGCGCTGCAACCGTGACCGTGTTGGTGGTGCGGTTGATAGCGGTGACGATGTTGTCAATCAGCGTCGTGCCGGTGCCCGCGTTGAACTGGTTGGTCGATGCACCAGACGCCACGCACGTCAACACCGCGCCCATGATTGATATGGTGTTCGTGGCTGCGGCAGTGGCTGCGCTCAAGTCGGCGCTGATGGTGGCGGATGCAGTTGCCGCAGTGGATGCGGTGCCATCACCCTCTTGTGGCACGCCCCAGGTGTAGGGGACTGCCAGCGGCTGACCGTACACGGCTGTAATGGTCGTGCTGGATACCGTTTGCGAGGCAGATACCGTGTAGGTGCCTGTACCGCCCAAGCCCGTGCCAAGCGCGGTGATGTAGGTGCCAGCGGTAATGCCGGTGCCAGAGATTTCGGATCCCACCCCAAGTTGGCCGGAAGTGACTGCGGATACAGTCAGTGTGGTGGTGCTGATTGAGCCGGTAACGACAGCAGCCGCGTAGGCGCCATGGTCGCAGTATTTTGTCGTCATCCCAAAATCTCCTGCGCCCGTCCAGCAGCGATCAGCCCGCCAGCCTCCAGCATCTGCAGCGCACCCATGATGTCTGGGTCGTCACTGCGTACCTCGCTGGCAAGCTCCAGAAGCTGAAGGTAATCCTCAAGCTCTGGGATTGCCTTGGCAGCCGCACGGATGGCGATGCGCTCGGCCTGGGTGAACCTGCGCAGGTATTCCAGCTTTGTCCAGGTGTAACTCGTCGGGGTCACGTCGGTGATGCCTGATGTATCGGCCTCCGGCGCGTGTTCGTGGGTGGCGAACTCCATGCCCGACCACTCGATGGGTGCGTCAGCGGAGTAGCGGTAGACCTCTTGCGAGTCTGATTTGCGGGTTACGGTGTAAGTAGTCATTTACGCATCGCGCTCGGTGGTGGTGCTACGGGTTATGTTCTTCTGGGCGTCGCGTTCGATCACGGTTTCGCTGACGCGGGCCGGGAGCGTGGCTTTCAGGTCTACCTGCACGGCTGCGGGCTGCACCTGGTTGATGACGTTGACGTCAGGCGCAGTGCTGGTGATTTCGTTGCGGACCTGCACGGGTGTGGGCTGCACCTGGTTGGTGATGTTGACGTCGGGAGCGGTGCTGGTGATTTCGTTGCGCACTTCGACCGGCGTTGGCTGCACCTGGTTGTAGATGTTGGTCACCGGGGTGGATTGTTCGCGGCTGGCCAGCAGCGCTGTGAGCAGAGTGTTTTGGGCGCGGGTTTCGGTGCGCAGGGCGTCCATGGCCTGGCTGGTGGCGTCATCAAACGTGCGCGCGGCTGGCGCTTTGGCGGGCGCAGTCTGCGGGGCCTGGTTGGTTTGGAGCTGGAGCATGATGGCCAGGGTGCCGTCTGCGGCGAGGCGGTCAAAGTCGCTTTTCATCTCGGCAAAGACAAGCTCGGGCTTGTAACCCCGGCGGCGCAAAACCTCGGAAATGCTGGTGAAGCCGCCGGACACTTCGGCCAGGTCGGCCTTGACGTCTTGCTCAGGGTTGACGTAATCCCACTTTGGCGTGGACCAGTCGACAGCGTAATCACGCGCTTTCATCTTGCCGTCCATGCTGGCAGCGTCTACAAAGGCCCGCCAGATCGGGTCACACAGACGCGGGATCAGGGTGAGCCACTGCATTTGCTCGGCATTGCGCCGGAATTCGAGCATGCTGACGCGGGCGCTTGAGAAATTCACTTCCCGTACGTCCCCGGTCATCATTTCGTAGGTCACGCCCATGCCGCTGGCGATCAGGTGGAGCTGGTATTTGACGTAGTCGACATATCCGCCAGCTGCTTTGGGCTCCACGACGGTGAGATTGACGCCCGATGGGATTTGCGTGATGCCACCACTGGCCAGGGTGCCCAGCTCGCCTGTGCTGCGCACGGTGGTTTGGGCCTCGGACTCGGTCATGCTCATGGCGGTGACATCGCCACTGGCGAGCACGCTGAGGCGGGTTTCCAAGTTTTTGCGCTGCAGCTCGGCGTCTTCGTAGAGCTGCACATCGCGCACGCGGGCGATGACCGGGGCCAGGCGGGTAAAGCCCCTGCCCTGCCCTGGGCGCTGGGGGGCGTAGAGGTGGATGATGCGCGCGGCGGGCACAGGGTAGCTGCTGGTTTTGGTGCGGCGGGCCTGGACCAGCTCGCCGGGATGCTGGTCCCACAGCCAGTAAAAGACGATTTTGCCCAGCGGGTCGTATTCAATGCCGTTGACGATGGTGTTGGGTCCGTTGGAGCCCATCTTGGAGCTATCGAGCCAGTCGATTTCCAGCACCTGCAGCTGCAGGGGAACGGGCAGGCCGTCTTCCGGGCGGCGGGCGCGCAGGCGGATCATGACCTCGCCGTCTTGCTCCATGGCGCGGTAGGCATTGGCCTGCAGGCCGTACAGGTCCAGCCTGCCGTCGGCGTCGCAGACCTTGGCCCACTCGTTCCACAGTTTGTCGACGGCTGTGGCGTTGCTGGAGAGGCTGCGCGGGGTGATGCCGGTGCCAATGGTGTTGGAAACCAGGGATTCAAGGCCCCGGGCGATGTAGGGGACGTTTTGCACCAGGGCGCGGGCGCGGGTGCGCAGGATGGCGCCATCCGCCAGGTGGTCGGTGTTGGCACTGGCACCACTGCGCCGGGGCCGCCAGCCGTCCTTTTGGCTGGCCCCTTCGTAGGCGCGACTGAGCATTTCGCGGGCGCGCAAGCGGCGCAGGCCTGCGTTGGGGTTGATGTAACCGACGAAGCGATCGATCAGGGAGACAGCAAGGTTGGCCATGGTCAGAAGCCCCGCGCGGTGGTGAAGCGCACGGCGTAGGAGCCACGGCGCACTGAGCTGGTGGAGGCGGTTGCGGTGTCCAAGAGGTCTGCGATGATGATGTCGCGCGCCTTGATCAGCTCATCGATGCTGCGGTACGTGACCATGCGCCCGGCAACCTCTATTTTGAGTTCGCCAGAGGCCACAGCTGCGTTGACTGCGTCGAGGTCGGTTTGGGTAAATGCCATGATGGGTGCCGGTTGGTTGGTGCCGTGTCAGGCCCTCACGGTAAACCCGGGTTTGTCTCATTTCCCGGAAAAGTGAGACGGTTTTATGGGTGCCGACTGTTTGAGCACGCGGTACACGGTTGCCCGGCCTATCTGCAGGCGCCGGGCGACTTCGGATGCATTGCGGCCGTTGAACAGGGCCAGCACCTGGCTGACTTGCTGCTGCCTGGCTGTGGCGGGCTTGCCAGCGATATAGCATTCCTCGCCCTTGAATTCAGCACGCACGGCTGCCTTGTGTTTTTGTACGCTGGCGGCAATCTCCGGCAATTCGGCCAGGATGTAGTCAAAGATGCGGTCAACAAGGTCGGGTTCGGCTGCGATGAGGGTGGCTAGTTCTGGGGTTTTTTCGGACATGGTTACCAATCTCGGCTGAAAGTGCGGGCGGGTGCATTTCGTGGTGCAGCGGTGATTGGCGGTTGCATGGGTTGCGCTTCGCTATTCTTTTGATAGCTGATTGCGCTTGATGGGTGAGCAGTTGCGGGGTTTTTTACTGTTATTTCTTGTTCGTCTGTGGCAAACAGGCTGATCTGGTTGGGGTTGAGCGCTCCGGCGAGTTTGTCCCAATGGGTGTCACTGAGTTTGTGAAGACCAAGGTATTGCGAGGCTGCGGTGTTGTAGACCATCAGGTCGAGCACCTCGTTGCGGTCGGCCTGCTTTTTCTCCCACCGGCTGACGCGATGGCCATGTTTCCAGATCGTTACCCGGTATTCGGCGGTGATTTGCCGATAAAAGTCCTCAGGCAATTGGCTGCTGAAATGAATCTGACCGACTCCGGTTTTGACGCGCCAGCGGTTGGCCAGGTAGTCTTTTGTGGTGTCGGTGCCGACAAACCAGAGCTGCGCGCCGTTGGGCTCAGTGCGACCATTCCAGCGAATTTCAACGGTGCTGGGCTTGCTGCTGAGTATCGGGCGGCCCGGCTTGCTCGCCCCCTTGATGGCGTACACATGCCGGTGGCGCTTGGTGCGGGTGTAGTTGTACACCTCTTGCGTGGCATTGCCGCCTGAGTCGATGAACGTGGCCGATATTGGCAGGGTTTGACCGTAGGCGTGAGGGTATCGGGTTTGCAGCAGGGCGTCGAGCTGTGCCCATGTTTTCAGGTCTGCCGGGTCACCACGGATGATTTGGTGGTCAACCACCCACGCCTCCAGGCCACGGCCCCAGCCAACGACCATCATTTCGAGCCGGTCCGCCTGGGTGTCAACGGCGGAGGTGAGTTTGATCACGCCAGCCGGGCAAAATCCGAGCTGGTATTTCTCAGCCCTGGCCATGAGTTCTTCGGCCTTGGTCTGCTCTTTTTGGCGCTCCCAGCTTTTGGCCAGGCGTGTGTTGTAAAAGGCGATCATGGCCTCTTCGCTGCCTTCGTCCAGCTTGGCCTTGGCTTTTTTGTATTCGCGCATCAAGGCGATCCAGGGAAGCCAGCCATAGGGCAGAAACATGCCGCTGATGGTGAAGGACTCGGTTTCTCCGTCGGCACTGCCGACACCATCTGACCATGCGCCCTTGGCAAACATGCGCGGCTTGTCGCTTTCCAGGTGGATGCCGCCGCAGTGCATGCAAGGGTACAGCGCGCTCTGGCCGTCGTCGGTCTCCATCAGGCGATCAAAGTCCAGCGGCTGCAGCTCGCCGCAGTGGATGCATTCAGCCTGGGCCTGGCGCTGAGTGCCGCGCAGGAACAGGCGCTCCACAATGCTTTCGTCCTTGATGGTCGGGCTGCTTGGGTAGTAACTTTTGCGGTTGCGCTCGAAGGTGGTCTGGCGGGCCTCGGCCAGTGCAACGGGATCACCCTCACCATTGACGTTCAGCTCGGCCCGGTCCACTTCGTCAAACAACACGCGCCGGGCGGGCACTTCGGACAGGTTGGCGGCAGCCCCGGCCGTGACGATGAACAGGCTGCCGCCGATGTACTCTTTGGTCTCCAGCGTGTTGACGCTGTCGCGCGAACGCGGAGCGGCCACGCGCTCGGCCACCTCGGGCACGGCTGCAATGTTTTTGGCAATGCGGGTGCTGGCACGCTTGGCGAGTTTGCCGGTGGGCAGAATCCACAAGAAGTTGGCCGGGCTTTGGTGGATGCTGGCCATGAGCCAGTTCAGCCCGGTCTGGGTCTTGAGCATCTGGCTGGCCCCCATCAGCACCACGCGCTTACATGGGTGGTTGTCGCTCAGGGCCTGCATCACCATGCGGGCATGGGGTGTGCGGCTGGTGCGGAATTTGCCGTATTCGTTGGCGCCAGAGTCCTTTGGGATGACCTGGTAAGTGTCCGCCCACACGTCCACGGGCAGGTCTGGATCGGGCGTCAGCCCTCTTGCAAAGGCCAAAAATGTTAACTCGGCCCCGGGTGTCACGCGGCCACCTCGCGCACTCGTTCGTTAAACTGCCTTTCCATGTTTTCCAATATGGCCCGGTGCTCCCGGCTGATGGCATCTTCACATGCTTCAGCCGTCGACAATCCGGCTACCTCGGCCGCGATTCGGCGCGAACAGTTGATCAGGCCGTCACGGATGGACCTGGCAATTTCGAACATGGCTCCGTCCACCTCCTGTTTTTTGATCAACTTTCCGGACTCACGCTCATAGTCGAGTTGGGCGAGCTTCGCCTCGTACACCTCGCGGGCGGTCTTGGCCTGCATGTAGGTGGCGTTTTTGCTGTCGGTTGTGTTGCCACGGGAAAGGTCTCCCTGCGGAATCGGGGGCGGCGTCACAGTTCCACGGTGCATTGCCCGCTGGCCTTCGTTGACGCTGGCCATGTGCGCCTTTGCCGGGTCTGCGGTGGCGGCGATCAGTGCCTCGCTGCGCTCAACGTCGACCATGGGTTTACCGCCGACGTCGACCATGACCAAGCGGCCAAGCTCTTTTTGCTTGTGCCAATAGCTGACGGCATTACCCTTGCGGGCAGCAAAGGCGCGCAGGCTCTCGGTGGTCATGCGGCCTCGGCGGTCTCAGTAGCATGGAACGGTTGCCCGGTGGACTCCAGCACGGCCTGCTTGCCGGTGAAGGCCTGCCAGCGGCGCACAATGACGTCGCAGTACTTGGGGTCCAGCTCCATGAGGCGGGCGTAGCGGCCGTTTTTTTCGCAGGCGATCAGAGTTGTCCCAGACCCGCCAAAGAGGTCAAGGCAAAGGTCGCCGCCCTTGGTGTTGTTGAGCAGCTGGTATTCAAACAGCGCCACCGGCTTCATGGTCGGGTGTTCCAGGTTTCGCGTCGGCCGGTCAAACTCAAGGATGGTGGTTTGCTTGCGGTCGCTGGCCCACAGGTGTCCTGCGCCATCCTTCCAGCCGTACAGGCATGGCTCATGCCGCCAGTGGTAATCCTGTCGCCCCATGACCATGACGTTTTTGCGCCAGATCAGGCACTGACGCACCTTCCAGTTAATGTCAAAGCAGGCGCCACGAAAGTTATACCCCTCCGAGTCGGCGTGCCAAATGTAAAAAACTGCACCGGACTTCATGACTGAATCGGCGGCCGTGAAGGCATCGCGCAGGAATTGCCGGAATGATGTGTCCGACATGCTGTCGTTTTTGATGGTCAACGCGTCGGCGGTCTTGCCTTCATAGGCCACGTTGTAGGGTGGATCTGTGAGGAACATATCAATGCCCCCCCCCGGCGTAAGGGTATTAACCGATTCCATGCTGGTGCTGTCCCCGCACATCAGGCGGTGTTTCCCCATAACCCACACGTCGCCCAGACGGGTGACCGGGTCAGCCTGCACGGCGGGCGCATCGTCCTGGTCGGTCAGCCCCACATCTGTCGCTGCCTCTTCGGCCAGCAGGCCATCCAAAAAATCAGCTTTGAACCCAAGCAAATTGGTGTCGAACTGCTGCTCCTGCAGCCATGCCACCTCCTGCGCAAGCACACTTTCGTCCCAGCCCGCATTGAGCGCCAGCTGGTTGTCGGCAATCACGTAGGCCCGGCGCTGGCCCTCAGTCATCCACCCGACGTTGATGGTAGGAACCTCGGCCAGTCCGAGCTGCTTGGCTGCCATGACGCGCCCGTGGCCCGCCACGATGCCGTTGTCAGCATCCACCAGCACCGGGTTGGTAAAACCAAACTCGCGGATGCTGGCGGCGATCTGTGCCACCTGCTCATCGCTGTGCGTGCGGCTGTTGCGGGCGTAGGGCAGCAGCACTTCTGTGCGCTGCTGGACGATGTTTTTTGCAACTTGGAGGCTCATGTGTTCTTGCTTTCTGTTAAGTGTTCTTGAGTGCGCGTGGATGTTCACCTAGCCCAGAACGCACCCGCTAGCGTTTTCTCGCGGTGCGCATTACC